TATCGCCAACATAATCAGTATAACCAGTATCAAAGTCATAGACATACAAGGCAAGCATAATCTTCTTACCTGTGAAAGCTTGCTTAGCATAGATACCAATTAGTGTAGGATTCTCAGTCTCACCATCATCAACACGAATGTCGTGATTGATAGGAACTGTGAAAGCCTGACAAAGCATTACTGCACCATTAGAAAGATTACCAATAACACTTGTATCAGCAAAGTCATATACATTGTCAACATTTGGCATGTCAAAGTTAACTGTCAACTGAGTATCAAGGTCAGTCTTCAATTTCTCAACAGTATTAACAACATCTGTAACTTCACTGTTAATTTCAATTTCCAAAGTATCTTCATCAAATGTTAGACCATTACCGGCTTTAACTTCAAGTTCATTTGAAGCATTTACGGTTAGACCTTTACCATACTTGACAGAAATTGTATCATTTGTAAGGTCAATAGCATCACCAGCAGTGTATTCAGTTCCACCACCTTGACTATTGAGAGATACACCGTTCAAGTTATGAACTTCAACCCATAGTTCAGATACTTTACCACCAGATATAGCAGAGAACGATACATTATAGTCACTGTTCTGAGCATAATTGTAAATGTCGTATGAAATTTCAAAATACTGTGGTTCAGTAATAGTGTTATCTACATTTACACTGATTGGATTAAAAGCACTATATTCAATGTATGAAATAGTAGTTGCAGTATTTGCTGCATTTGTAGCAACATAACTACCACGAACAGTGAAGTGATAGGAATTACCTTTCTTCAACTTGATTAAGTAATTAGCAACATCTAGGTTACCTTTAATCTTAGTCAACTGTGCTTGACCAGTAACATTAGTTGCTCTGAACTGACCATATTCAAGTGGGTCATCTACATTAACAGAAAGGTCAAATGTCTTTGTGTTAGTCTGTGTATCTGTAGTCTCTGTGACTTGAATGGAATTATCTTCAGAAGTAATTTCAACATTAGGAATAGTCTCAGTTGAAGAAGGTGCCAAATACCACCAAGACCTTGCTTGGTCAAAGTCAGCTTGAGGAGCTATTACTGTATTTCTGAATGTCCAAGCATTTTCAACCTTAGAAGTAGAAGATGTAGAACCTTCATTGATAACTGCTTTGAAGCTCCAATCTGCTTGCTGATTATAATTTTCATCAAATTCAGCATAGAGATAAAGAGTAGCACCTGTCATAGGTGCAGAAGCATTATCTGGTCTTACATGCATCATCTTGATAGGATAAGATGTTCTACCATTACCTGCATGAATGTATTTGAATACACCTTTTGGTTGAACCATGTGTGAAGAAGTACCACTCTGAATAATACCGAGTGAGAATATAGCTTCTGAACCATAAGAGTCAGTAATCAAAAGTTGTAAGTTAGCACGACCACTACCCTGATACTGGAATGTTGGGTAAAGTGGAATTTCTGCGAGCTTAACTATCTTATTGCTATTGAAAGGGAATCTTGCAGTTGTGTATTGAACGCCTTTGATGTCAATGTCTTCAAATTCAACATCCATTTCACCGTTAGCATTCTGAGTAATCTTCTTAACAGTCTTAGTTGCTGCACCATTAAATTCCAAAGCATTCTGCTTATCTTTCTTATCAGCAAGAGCATCTTCTAAATCTTCAACATCGTCCTGAAGTGCTTCAATCTGAGTAGTATGTTGATTAACGATTACAGTCAAATCGTCTAGGTCATCTTTAACATCATCTACAGATTGCTTTGTAGCAATAATGTCAGTATTAACAGAAAGGTCATACTGAACACCATTTGGCAACTGAGTAGTATCAACTAATACAGAACCATCTGTACCAACAAGAACTACATCTTCAGCAGTTGAAATAGCATCGTGAAGTGTAATGTCTTGAGAGAATAGTTCTTTACCATAATAGTCACATACAACTATTGTGTAAGAATAAATTGGGTTAACGAATGCTGTTGCTCGTCCGTTATTGTCAAGAAGAACAGGATTGCTGTTCACAACAGTCCCGTCTTCGTCATGATATGATGTAGCAAGAGCGGTTCTACCTCTGTAGTAAATATAGATTTTACCACTGGTTAGAATACTTCCGTTCTTATTATTAAATTGCTGTGTTACATCCCAAAGAGCTTGTAATGCCATATTAAATCCTCATAATTATTTATTGTGCTACGATGAATTCTTTACATTGTCTCCAAGCAGCAGATGCGGAATTCCATCCAAGACCAATGTTGAACAAAGAACCATTTTCAAGTGGATTTTCATAATCAACCGCATAGAAGTCTGTGTAAAGACCAGGTGCGTATACCAATCCGCTAAAGTCACCGCTGTTATCTACATCATAACTCATCAATTTTGGACGGACATTACCAAATGCACCTGCCCAGAATGGAGAATTTGATACACCTTGGTTAAGAGGTGGGAATACTTGTTCAAATGCAGTAGCACATGTATTGTAAGAAGGCCACTGAGAATTATTGACAAAGTTATTCTTATTAGCAGCAAATTCAGTGAAGTTCTCTTTTGGACAATTACCGATGTTGCCATAATACTTGTATACGTGATGTTCAGTAGTCTCCATACCAGGAACAGCGTCATTCCAAAGAACTACAGCAATGAATCTCTGATTGTAGTTACCACCAGTTCTGTTCTGCCAATAACGACATGTAATACCTTGGTTAACAAAGTTATTACCAACCATTCCTAACTTGAAGAATATATCGTAGCAGACATCATCGTCATACTTAGTAAATTGAATTGGGTAAGTAGAGTTAATTACGTTATTGATGAATGTAGCATTCAAGTAATAATGTTCTGCACTATCTACACCTGTTGCTTTGTAAGGATAGATTTTGATGTTCTGATTATTGAGAACGCAATCTTCAAAATTACATCTCTTCAAATAGAAGTAGTTGTTAGTCTGATTCATTGAGCATTTGATGAATGATACATCAGCAGCTTGTGCTGTGGTATTGTTGCTATTAGTATAGTCAATACCGACTGACCAAGTACAGTTAGTAGCTCTTACTGCAGTTGTGCTATTCTTCCAACCATTATCAGTGCCAAGTGGTGTCTGTTCAATAGTAGAATCAATACATTCTACAACTGCACCAATTGTGCTAACAGGCTGTCCATCAAATGACAATACAGATTTATTGACTGTCAAGATATGAACTGTCATACCAGTAATACGACCTTCACAGTTATGAAGAGCCAATGTACCAGTGTTATTAGAATAAGACAATGTAGTGAACTTAGCATTTACCAACTTAGTGATTTCATTATAGTTGATTGTGTTAACAGTTCTACCTTCAAGGTCAATTTCAGTTATACCATTAGCAATCTGCCATTTCAACCAAATAGCAGCACTATCAAAATTTGAAAGTGACAATGTATCAATCTGCATAGTAGATGCTTCAATGTGATGACCATTAGCAATTCTACCAACATCAAATGAGTTAACATTTGTGGAAGTGAACCATCTGTCAGTGATGTTCATATATCTGAACTGAATGTAGTCACTGTTAGCATCTATCCATTTTTCACCTACGATTGTGCAACGGCTAATAGCAATGTAGCAACCGTTATAGTCAATAGCAATTCTCTTATTACATTCTATAATCTTATTTTCCAATAGGACATTTGCTTTCAACTTCAAATCAGTGAAGTTATTTTCATTATCTACAATGAGCTTCTTAGCACCAGATGTCAAGAACTTATGAACTGACTTATACCAAGAAGAATGTGCTTCAGAAATGTTGTGGTTATTGCTATTCTCATTGAAATAGAAGTCACAAATAGGAGCAGTAACTTGACCACCAATTACTTTAATGTCATCTGCCTGAATACTTTCTCTTGTAAATGATGTCTTAGAGTCAATTAACAATTTCTTAGCAGTAGCAAGAGCAACTGTAGATGCATTATAAGTTCCAGGAACGAAGTATACACCAGGAGCAGTCTTTGTTCCAGCTGTACCAACACTTTCAACATAACCTAATAGAGCATTGATGTTAGCTTCATGTCCAGGATATACACCGTAATAAGTTGAAGGCAAATACTCACCATCAAATTTAAGAATCCAACGACCCGTATCTAAATCACTATTCTTAACGATGTAACCGTTATCAGGAGTCTGAACGCAGTTACCATCCCATACATAAGTTCTTGCTTCACAGTCAGTGTTATTCCAGTAACCAACTACAGTAACAGAACCAAGATTAGGATTTGCTTCAGCAAGTGATTCTATACCGAATATGATTGTGTCATTCTTAACTGTATCTTGCTGGAAAGCACCATTCCATTCACGAATGAATTTCCAGTTATTCGTATCATCATCAACCCTTGGGTCGGAGAAGTTACCAATGTACTTATAAAGTCTGCAAAGAACAAGTCTATCTGCAAAGTATGTGTGTTCAGGGCGAGACTGCAAATTGAGATATACTGGGTTAGTTGCTACAGTATATCTTTCATTTGAACCGTCATAAGTATAAATGTTGACGTGAGTATTAGATACAGGGTCAAATACTTCAATCTTTGCACCAGGAATGATTTGACGATTGTTATCTAAAATCAGGTCTTCTTGCTTCAAAAATGGTATCATCATATTGCGTTATACTCCTTGATTAAGAGCTTTAATTTGTTCTTTACGAAGTGAGATTGCTTCTTTTTCTACACTCATTTGTGCTTTATCTATTTCAGCTTGTGTCTTAGCCATTTCAGCTGGATTGTTAGCAGAGATTTGAGCATCAAGAATCTTCATTTCCTTTTCATGTTCAAATTTCTGATTATTCAAAAGCATCTGCTGTTCAACTGAATATGCCTGTAACTGTTGCTGAAGCTGTAGGTCATTTAGTTGCTTCTGAAGTTCAAGAATCTGAGCATCTCTATTCTTAATTTCAGTATTAGCTTGCTGCAACATTTGCTGTGCTTGAATTTCACCTTGAGTAGGTGTAGGCTGAAGACTATTAGCAAAGCTGTTAATGTATGGGTTATCATTCTCAATAGCACATTCTGCCATGAGCAACTTACGCTTATCTTCATCAGAAGTAATTAGATTTGCGTAAGTAGACAACTGAACACGTGCTTCTTGCTTACTCATAGCATCGTCAGGACCAGCAACAACTGTTACCTTGATTTTGCCATAAAGCGGCTGCTTATAGATTTCTTCTGCGAATAGCAAGCCAATCAACTGCATAGAATACTTCAAATGGTAAATGTAATTACGAACATTGTTATTGAAGGTCTTCTGATTAGCAAGTACTTCAGTTGCTGTTCTTTCAATTTGAGATTCAAGACCAATAGCAGGAATACCAACAATAGAGTTAGTCATCTGAAGTGACTTATCCATCAATTCAGATACATCGTTAAATACGATTTGATTATCTTCTCTATGTGGTGGGTCAAGCTTACGTGTATGGTCTTTAGAATACTCATTGTAGATACGAATTGGGTTAAGATTTCTTTCAGAGTTCTGCCAATACTTTTCTCTACCTTGAAGAGCTTCATCGCCACCTACCCATGTATTTTTTGGGACCTTAGATGCACGAATGATAATCTGACGATAAGCATAGTTAATCATTCTCTGAATAGGACGCATAATAGTAGTAATACCTGTCCAAGATTGCTTAGAAGCATTTGCCCAATCAGATTCACCAAATACTGGAACTACAGGAATGTAAGAATAAGGAAGAACTTGCGGATCTTCAAGAAGTTCAGAACCAGCAAGCTTATAGCAAATAACTTGATTATCTTCTTTTTCGTAATATGTTACAAGTGGCATAAGTGACTTTCTATCATAATCTTCAGAAATGTCAATTAGTGGCTTGTAGTATTCGTTAATGTAATCTATTCCATAATTTGCCTTGAACCAGTCTTTAGATTTAAGTTCAACGATTGCTGCCTTAGTAGCATCTGCGAAATTCAATTTAGAAGCATTTGGGTCAAGACGAACATTAGTTACATCTGGAATAGAATAAAGGACCGGCTTAATAGAACCGTCAATGTCATAATCATTTGAAAATACGAGAACACCGAGTGCTGTACCAACTGCATTAGAAAGTGCTTCAACTGTTGCAGTAGAATTATCTGCATCAGACAAGAACTGGTCAGCTATTGTATTAAGATTTGCATCAACACCTTTTCCATTAGTATACTGCCATTTATATGTGTTAGGCAAATAGGTATTGACTACAGTACGAATTGCGTTCTTGACTACGTTAAGTGACATAAGAGGAACACCTTCACCAATACTAGCATCAGTAAGAGTATGGTCAAGTGTATCTACCTGGTCACCTGAAATAAATTTTCTATCTAACTTGATTTGTTCAAATAAATCTTTGAACTTTGTGTAAGAAGCAGATTCAAATTTCTTGAATCGCTGAATTAGCTCTTCTACATTATATTCTGACATGTATTTTACCTCTGAGAAATTGCTGCTTTATTGCAGTATGTTATTTTCTACCTTTAACATTATTATTTATATCATTGTTATACTTATCCATACGTTCCAATACTTCAATTAGTCCTTCTACCATAGAACGCCAGTCTTTCTTATGTCTTTCATCACCGTAAAAGAAATGGACTACTTCGTGTGACTGTCTATTTAACATTACTTGTCTTTCATTATTAAATTGGTCATAATGGTCAATGTCTAAATCTAAATGATGGCAGTTACATCCGCGAGCTAATTTCTTACCAGTTATTGGGTCAGTCTTTTGTTCTTCAATTAGATTTTCTCTGAACTCTTTCCATTCTTTTGATTTTCTGACTTTATCTTTTATCTGTGAATTCTTTGACATCTATAACTCCGTATTGAGATGTTGAAGTGTAATAAAGAAAGTCTGTCCATTTCTGTTCTTCCATATTGGTTACTGTAGACTTTATTTTACGTTCTTTATTTGTATCTATGACACCGCAACCATAGTCAGTATCAACTACATATACATCATAATTAAGTTCTTTAAATGCTTTATAATATGCTTTCCAAGTATCACCTGTCCATTCTTCATGCTGATGTGATTTATTATCCCATAACTGCATCTTTTCATTCTTTGGCATACAGTCATGCATTACGATAATGCCTCTAGGATTTAAATGTTCAAGTGAGTTGCAGATGTCTCTATATACTTGTGAATGTTCATGTAAGCCATCTATAAAGATAATGTCAAATTTATCTTTACTGTTCTTAAAATACTCATCAGATGTCATTTGCCAAGTAGCATTACATTCTGGGTCAGGGTCAATAGATTCTTTGTGTTCAATGTTGATGTGATTAAATGTATCACCTTTAAATGTACCAATTTCAAGGAATGTCTTGTAATTACGGTCATTTATGAATTTCTGAATTATATCGTATCGTGTCATTTATACCTCTCTATACCATATTTATTTAGTGATTTTGTGGTTAACATAATTTTTCTTTTAATATAATATGGTATAGAATAGAATATATTAAAATAAAAAATATGTTAACCTTTAAAGGATTGTAACTAACATTTTACATAAAAATAGCAAATTTTGAAATGCAAGTTATATAAATATAATATACGGAAGAGGAAATAAATATGAAAAGATACAAATTCATTACAATAGACATTGAAGGTGACATTAGTTCAAGAATCTGCAGAGATAACTTTACAGAAGATACACTTTACAGAGACCCTAATACGATTACTTGGCTATGTTCATTTTATAATGGCAAAGACCATAAAGCTATGGGCATTAGATTGCCACATGAACCTAGAAAGTTCAGAAGTCCAAGAAAAGGTACTATTGAAAGCACTGTATTTGGTTGGCATAACCCTTCAAATCAGTTCAATTATGGAATTACTGACTATGGAACATCTGAAAATGATACAGAATACAGAACATTCTTAGAAGCTATTGCTAAGGTCATAAATTACTGCTATCATCACAAAATAATCGTATTTTTCAAAGGATTTAAGATGAATGGCAAAAATGACGCTTACGATAGAGAACAGATAGATAGATTGATGAAAAAGTTCGGAATTGAATGTAATACAAAGTGCATGATTGACATTAACCAAATGATACCAAATTTTTACATGGCACCTACACATGCTCAAAAAGGTCAAAAGACTGATAACCAGACCTATATGGATAACGCAATTTTACATAATTTAGAAGATTCTAAGAATTTATGGCTAGAAATTGACAAGAAAATGGAACAAAAAGTTCCGGTAATACAAAAATAATAAAATTGTAATAAAAAAATTACATAAAATGGGTTGACAAAAGCAAAAAATTAAATTATATTTTATATAA